CATTTATTAGAATCGAATATGAAAGATATTAAATTTTTACATTTAGAACATAGTGATGATTATTGTTTTGCTATGCATTTAGAAAGCAAAAAAATTATCTCTGTAAAAACTTTTACAACATTAATGATGAGATTAGGTGGTATTACTGATTCTATTAAGAAAACTACGATATCAAATTGGTACATGGAATTTGTTTCACTTTATAATTTCAATGGACATATGACCTACCCACAAATTAAAAAAACGAAGGAAATTACATCTGCCTTAACAGGTTTAGGTTTCCAACAAGATACAGCTGCAATAGTTTCAAGAGTCAAAGAAATTATTAGAGTAGGATTATCATCTACAGTTGCATTATTTTTTTTAAAAATACATAATTGGTTGTTGCATTCTTTATATTCAATGTTACCTGGTCAACGTAATGCTATATATTATTTAAACAATATAAATCCCTTTGAAATTCCTGTAGAAGCTTTTGGTTTCACGGAATGTTGGCCATTAGTATATTTTATTTCTAATAGTGATCCTAATAATTTAAGGCTATTTAGATTTGTGAAAGATAAAAGTTTACTTAGTTTGTTACATCCTAATAATCAAAAAGAAGTAAACTTAGAGGATTTTGAAGGTGCATTAAGCTTATCAAAGCCAAAATTTTATAAAAAAATATGGTCACAAAAATTAACAAATATTAAAAGAAAATTAAATATTGATTATGAGGAGTGTATGAATTTCTGGATGAATCACCCATCTTATAAATTTATAAAACCAAATAACCCTGAACTATCACTTGAATACTTAAAAGCTTTTTATATTTTACCATCCTTTGTACTTGCATATCTACAGCAATCTAAATTAGCAACATTATTAAGGATAGGAAAATTTGTTTCAAAAAAAACTTGTGTCTTGCCTAATTTTAAAAATTGTATTAATAATGACAATATAGAATACAAAAGCATAAAGGAATGTATCAATTTTTTTATTGATAATTTAAAAACTCCAATTCAAACAAGTTACTCTTTGAAAGAAGAATATTTATCAAATGGGGATGTTGCTCCTTTGATGTTTTATCAATATCTAGAAGCCATGAATTTTTCTATTAAAAGAGAAGCAAAGTTCGAAATACATACAGTAGCTAATTTAAGTCCTATGTTTTATGAAAGTATCAAATTTGACACACCTATAAATCTTTTGATCCAATATTATTTTAATCCTGTAGATTTTTTTAAAGATAATAGGAAAATTAATATTAATTGGCCACTTGAAGATGATGCAAAAAAACTAGGAAAAATTGTAGAAATGTTAAAAGATTTGAATGATGGACAAAAAATTAATTACATTTACAATTTTGTCACCGCTAATACTAAAAAAACTAAGGCAATTATGACACCCTACAAAGAAAGAAAAGATGTCTTATCTTATATTAATTCTCATTTACTTCAATTATCTGTGCCAGGTTATAAAATCATTTCAAGACAAGTCGAATCTTTAAATATACATAATCCAATTTTACCAGGCTTACGTGA